CTACAAGGCGGGCGAGGCAAAGACCCGGCTGGCGGCGCGGGACGGGCTTGGGCGGCCGTCGCTGGTGCATCTGAAAGCAATGCATCCGCTCGACGATCATCATGGGCTGGGGTGCCTGGGCGCGGCGGCGGGGGCGGTGGCGATCCACAATGCAGCGACGAAGTGGAACAAGGCCCTGCTCGACAATGCGGCGCGGCCTTCGGGGGCCTTGCTGTTCGAACCGGGCGACGGAACGGCGCTGTCGGCGGAGCAATATGAAAGGCTGAAGACGGAGTTGGAGGCGGGCTTCCAGGGCGCGCAGAATGCGGGGCGCCCCATGCTGCTCGAGGGCGGGCTGAAATGGCAGGCGATGAGCCTTACTCCCGCGGACATGGACTTCGTCGGGCTGAAGGCCGCGGCTGCGCGGGAGATCGCATTGGCCTTTGGAGTGCCACCGATGCTGCTCGGGCTGCCCGGAGACTCGACCTACGCCAATTATCGCGAGGCGAACCGGGCCTTGTGGCGGCTGACCATCCTGCCGCTGGCGGAGAAGATATTGAGCGGGATTTCGGATGCGCTCGGAGCGTGGTGGCCGGGCGTGCGGCTGGCGCTGGATGTCGACCAGGTGACGGCGCTTTCGGAGGACCGGGAGCGGCTGTGGGCGCAGGTGAGCTCCGCCCCGTTTCTCAGCGATGCCGAGAAACGGGAGATGCTGGGTTTCGAGGCAGTCCCGTCATCGCGAGGCGCTTAGCGCCGTGGCGATCCAGCTTCTGGATTGCTTCGCTCCGCTCGCAACGACGGCTTGAATGGGACTTCGACATGACGACTGACAATGCGGCGATGATGGCGCGGCTGATGGCGCAGGCTGAGGGGCAGGGGGCGGACCTCGTCACTCTTAGGGCGCTGATCGAGGAAGCGAGCGAGATCGGCGCGGAGCGGGCGCTTGGAGCGCTGGGGCTTCGGGAGCCGGGGGCGCGGCGCGACATGGACGAGCTGAGGGAGCTGCTCCAGGCTTGGCGTGATGCCAAGCGGTCGGCGCTTCGAGCGGTGATCAATTGGGCGGTGCGGATCGGCCTGGCTCTGCTGGTGGTGGCCATGGCCGTGAAGCTGGGCCTGATGGGGAAAATCGGATGAGGTTCGCGGGCTATGCGGCAGTGTTCGATCGCGCGGATCGCGGCGGCGACGTCGTCAGGTTGGGGGCCTTTGCGCGGGCGGTGAAGCGCGGTGCGGGCGCGGTGCCTTTGCTTTGGCAGCATGAGGCGGGCCGGCCGATCGGGCGGATCGAATATCTGAGGGAGGACAAGCGCGGGCTTCGGGTGATCGGGCGGCTGGTGGACAAGAGTGCGGCGGCATTGCTGAAGGATGGAGCGGTGGGCGGATTGAGCTTCGGCTACCGGGTGCGGGAGGCGAAGGGGGAGCAGCCGCGGGAGCTTACCGACCTGGAGCTGGTGGAAGTGAGCCTGGTGACCTTCCCGATGCAGCCCAAGGCGCGGGTTCACGCGGTGGAATCAGATACCTAGCCACTCCAATCCTGCGGGGAGCTCCGCGTTGGAATAGTCGACCTGGAGCACCCGGCGCGATGCGTTTTCGGCGCTCGCGTCCGAAGCATGAACGATAGGCGTCGCATAGATCCAGATGTCGCCCCGGAAAGCCAGACAGGCATGGCTGCCGAGCCGAGCTGCGGTGGCTGCAAGCTGCGCCTCCGGGATACGGCCGAGCCGGTGCGAGCCGGGAACGATGAGAAGGGGCGCATTTGCGGGGCCTACGTCGTCCAAATGTACGCGCACCGTGAGCATACGCTCGAGAAGATCGAAGGGCGGTTCGACATGTTGGATGCCGGACTTGATGGTCCAATTGCTGAAGCCGGAGGTGTCGATGCGATCGGCGACCGCGATGGTGCGATCCTGATGCCAGCCGAGGGACCAGTTCTGGTCCTTCGACTTGTTGAAGAGGAGCGCCCGCACCGGGCGCGCAGCAGCGCCGAGAGTCGCGGCAGGGTGGCGACCGATGCATCCTTCCGGTGACAACAAGACCGAGAGTGCGGGAAGGCCAGTCAGTCGAATACCGGGACGATCAGCCGGGGTTCCTGAGAGCACCTGCTCGATCTGGTCGAGATTTTCGGAGGAGAGAGCGGCGGGAACGTGGCGGGCGCCGTGACGGCTGAGCTGCATCGGGCGACGATAAGCCCCTGAGCGGAGAAGAGGAAGAAGGTGGATCCCGGATCAAGTCCGGGATGACGACGAGGTGTGTCTGGTGATTTTGTGGTGAGCAATGAGCGGGAGAGAGTGGATGTATGAAGTGAAGGCGGATCCGCTGGAGGCGTCATTCGAGGCGCTGGAGCGGCAGGATGATGAGGTGCGTGAGCTTCGCGAGGAGATGGCGGGGCTGAAGGCTCGGATGGATGCGCAGGCCGTTGTTGCGGCTCGGCCGGCGCTGAGCGGCGCGAAGAGCGCGAGCTCGCCATTCGTCGACAATTATCTGCGCAAGGGCATGGAAGCGGGCGTGGAGCTGAAGGCGCTGGTAGGAACATCGGAGGCGGCGGGCGGCTATGCGGTGCCCGAGGAGATCGATGCGCAGATCGACCGAACGCTGACGGCGATCTCGCCCATTCGAGCCATTGCCAATGTGGTGAAGGTGGGGTCGGCGGGGTACCGCAAGCTTGTGACGACCGGCGGGACTCCGGCCGGCTGGGTCGCGGAAGATGCGGGGCGGCCGGAGACGAACACGCCGAGCTTCATCGAGATCGCGCCGCCGTTCGGGGAGCTCTACGCCAATCCGGCGGCGAGCCAGGCGATGCTGGACGATGCCGCCTTCGACGTCGAGGCATGGCTGGCGCAGGAGATCGCGACCGAGTTCGCTCGGGCCGAGGGCGCAGCGTTCGTCTCCGGCTCAGGTATCAACCGGCCGAAGGGGTTCCTCAGCGCCCCGAACTCGGCTCAGGCGGATGGGGTGCGGGCGTTCGGGACGCTGCAGTTCGTGACGAGCGGAGCCGCGGGGGGCTTCGCAGCAAGCAATCCGCAGGACCGGCTGATCGATCTCGTCCAGGCGCTGCGCCCGCCCTACCGGCAGGGCGCGGTGTTCGTGATGAATTCGTCGACCGCCGCGAGGATCCGGAAGTTCAAGACCAGCGACGGAGCCTTCCTGTGGCAGCCGGGGCTGGTGGCGGGGCAGCCGGATACGTTGCTCGGCTATCCGGTGGTGGAAGCGGAGGACATGCCTGACGTGGCGGCGGACTCGCTGTCGATCGCGTTCGGCAACTTCAAGGCTGGGTACCTGATTGCGGAGCGGACGGAGACTCAGATCCTGCGCGATCCGTTCACGCACAAGCCGTTCGTACATTTCTACGCGACGAAGCGCGTCGGTGGGCAGGTGTCGAACAGCGAGGCGATCAAGCTGATGAAGTTCGTTGCTTAGGCAGAGGTTGCGGTTGGACCTGGTTGAGGCTCCTTCGGGAGCTTTTTTGTGCGCCGTCTCGGTTCCCCTTGCCGAGGCGGCGCAACCTTTGACGAGAGGAGGGCCTGATGCCCGATCAATTTTCCGCCCACGGCGACAGCGTTTCGGCGCCTGCGACGCGAGCGGTGGCGGTGGTGCCGCATGATTCGAATCCGCTTGCCGACATCCCAAAGGCGCTGTTCGTCGGGACTGGCGGAAGCATCGCGATGCGCGGCTCCGGCGGCGGAGCGGACCTGGTCTGGAAGAACGTGCCCGACGGCGCGGTCCTTCCGTTCCGCGCGCAATTTGTCCGCGCGACCGGCACGAGTGCGGCCGACATATTGGCCCTTTACTGATGAGCGGCTTCGGCTTCGGGATCGGCGTGGCGTCGGGCCCGGCACGGGCCGGGGCTTCGGGCGGACTCGAGGCGCTTTTCGCCGGTGGCATCAAGGGGGCGTGGTACGATCCGTCGGACCTCGCCTCGATGAGGCAGGACAGCGCCGGGAGCATCGCCGCAGAGGTGGACGCGCCCGTCGGGCTGCTGCTCGACAAGTCGGGCAATGGATCGCACCTCATGCAAAGTGCCGCGGCCAGGCGGCCGATGCTGAGGAGCGACGGAGTCCGGCATTTCCTCGAGTTCGATGGGGTGGACGATGTGCTGGTGCGCAGCGGCTCCCTGCCGGCGCCGGGCGGCAGCATTACCTGCATCGCGGCGCTCCGGCGGACGGCGGCCGGTGTGTTTCCCTATGTCGTGGGCAATACCGCAGATGCCGGTTTCAGCCTCCTGTACAACAGCAGTTCGCGGCAGCCACGTTCCTATGTGACGACAGCTGGAGGCGTGGTTGCGGGGATCAGCGAAGTCGCTGTGCCGGACGGCGTCGATCATAGCCTGAGACAAGTGCTCGATCGGCCGGGGCTTCGGGTCCGGCTTTACGAGAGCGGTGTAGAGCGGCTGTCGATACCGGGCATCGCTGCCGATCTGACCGAGGGATCCGAGACCTATCTTGGCGGGCACATGGGCGTCAGCGTCTATTTTCCGGGACGGATCTACGGTTTCCTCATTGTCTCGCGCCTGCTGAGCGGGGCGGAAACGGGCAGGCTGGAAAGCTTCATGGCGGCGAGAGCGGGGATCGTGACATGATTGCGGCAGAAGCGATGAGCGGGGGCGCAGCGGCGGTCGCGGAGGCCCGGGCTTACCTGCGGGTCGAAATGACTGATGAGGATGCGCTGATCGAACGGCTGCTCGCGGGGGCGACGGAGCTGTGCGAACAGTTCACCAGGCAGACGCTGATCGCTCGGGATTTCAGCGAGACGATCAACGCGAGTTCGAGCTGGACCAGATTGGCAGCGGCGCCGGCGATTTCGATCCTGGGGGTGGAAGGGCTGCTTCCGGACGGAGCTGTCTTTCCGATCGCGGCGGGGCAGCATGCGGTGGATATCGACGCCAGCGGAAACGGGTGGGTGCGTGTGACGAGCGCTGGTGAGGCCCGGCGAGTGCGCGTGTCTTATCGAGCCGGCATGGCGCCGGATTGGCCCG